TAAATCTTCAACTGCTGGTACGTTCACTATTACGTTTCCTGCTGCTGAAGCGACTGCTGCAATTTTAAGGATCGCATAAGGAGATAAAATATGACTACCCCACTATCAGGATGGGGGCGGTCAACCTGGAACAATGCAACCTGGAACCAAGGTGGTACTGTTGACGCAACAGGTGTTACCCTCACATCCAGTGTCAATGACGTAGGTCAGATATTAGATATTGATGTAACTCCAACTGGAGTTTCAGCTACTGCATCTACTGAATTACAAATTAGAGAAGGATGGAACCGAGGGCTAAACGTTGGTGATTCAATAGCATCAAGTTTTGGCTGGAGTAACGGTGCATGGGGTAATGGTGATAACATTGTTTCAGTTACAGGTAATGGATTAACTTCTGCTTTAGGAGAAGAAGCAGTTACTGGTACCGCATCAGTAACTTTACCAAGCGTATCATTAACGGCCACTGCAGGAGACGCTGTGGCCACTGGTGTTGCAGAAGTATCTCCTAGTGGGGTTAACCTCACCAGTTCGTTTGGTTCTTTCACCATCACAACAGATCAAAACATATCTGTAACAGGTATTGGTATGACTTCATCACTAGGTGATGAGTCAGTTGCTGTTACAAAAACTACGGGTTGGAACCGTGATACTGATATTAACACAGGAAGTTCTATTGGTTGGGGTGATCAACAATGGGGCGCTGTAGGTTTATCTCAAGCTTTAACAGGGTTCTCACTTCCAGCTTCTCTAGGCACACCTACACTCACAACAGATCAAATTATATCAGTTTCAGGTATTGGATTAACTTCTTCTATAGGAGATCCTGCTATTAGAGGTGACTCTAATCTTTCTGTAACTGGTATTGGATTAACCTCCGCAACAGGGACTTTACCTACAACGATTGATGTAGCTGGCAATGTTCTTACATCAGCTGTAGGAGATGTTGAAACATCAGTATTTGTCACTGGTGTGGGCATGCAAGCAACCCTTGGAGACGCCGAACAAGAGACTATTTATGAAGCACCTAGTGTATCAGCGACCTCTAATGTAGGCACGGTAAACATTACCATAGATGTGGCCTTTACAATCACTGGCGTTTCTGCTACTAGTAGTGTAGGAAATTTACAAGGGACCTTCTGGTCACAAGTAGATGACTCAAACCCAGCAATAGTTTGGACGGAAGTTCATAAAGCTGCATAAAAAAAGTTTTGACAAACTTTAAAATAATCATTAAGTTTTAAATTAGGAGATTAAATGGCATCAACATTTTCGACAGGTTTAAGAATAGAACTTCAAACCACTGGGGAAAATTCAGGAACTTGGGGTACTATTACTAATAATAACTTTTCTCAAGTATTTGAGTTTGCTATTGCTGGTGTTTATGCAAAAACTCTTTCTGGAACAGGGCCAACAACTTTAACGAATGCAGATGGTCCACAATCTCAAGCTAACAACGAAGCAAGACAAAACCAAATAATTTTTTCTGGAACTATTTCTACCACTCACATTGTACAGTTTCCAGCTACACAAAAAACTTACGGACTTTATAACAACATCTCAGGTGGCGCTGATATAACTGCAAGATTAGGCGCTTCTGGAAACACACTAACAATTACAAATGGTAAATACAGATTAGTTTCTACAGATGGCACTAACTGGTATGATATTTTTTCTCTTGCTGGTTTAGGTGAAGCATGGATAGAAAAAAGTGGAAACTATACAGCTTCTGATGGTGATAATATATTTGTTGATACTTCTGGAACTGCTGTAACAATTACTTTACCTTCTTCTCCTTCAATTGGAAACCAAGTAAAAATAATTGATTCACATGGTACATCAGGTACTAACAATATCACTGTAGCAAGAAATGGTTCTAAAATACAGGGAGCAACATCAGACTTAACAATTTCAACTAACCGTGCTGCTATAGCGTTGGTGTTTTATGACAGTGACAACGGTTGGTTATTAAAGTATAACGATTAATTATGGCTAACTTACAAGATATAGTAAATAGAAGTGAAGTAGGGGCTATTAAGCCTTGGACAAAAGCAACGGCTCCTGATGGTTATCTTTTATGTGATGGTGCAGCCGTATCAAGAACTACTTACGCAGATTTATTTGCAGTTGTTGGAACTACTTACGGCACAGGTGATAACTCAACTACTTTTAATGTTCCTAATCTACAAGGTAAAATGCCACAAGGTTTTGATGGTAATACTTACAACTTAGCTGGCACAGGTGGAGCTAATACAGTTACAGTTGCAGTTACTAATAACCAAGCTGCAACAAATGCAACAAACCAGTCAGTTACTATTACAGGAAGTATTGATAATACATCTATATCTACTGATCAATTAGCATCACACTCACACAGTTACCAAAAAAGTGGAACAGCGGGTACAGGTGCAGGTAACCCACCTCAAGTTGTTGGTGCTCCAGGCAATCAAAGCACAGCCACAACTAACGCTGGTTCTGGAACTGGACATAACCACTCTCATACTTTGTCTGGAACATTAACTGGTAACATTACAACATCTTTAACGGGAAATGTAACCGCGGCAGGAAATAATTCATTCTCACCTTTTGTGGTGGTAAACTATATTATAAAACATTAGGAGATATTGATGGCAACACAAATTGTAATAATCAATGGAGATAGAGTTTTAGTAGACAATTCTTTTGGTATTGACTGGGCTGATAAAGGTTCTTCAATGCCAGATATTCCTAATACAGTTCATGCTGTTATTTGGAATAATTTAGTTGGACAAAACGAAATTCAAAATAAAGATGCATCAACAGGTATGATGACTGGTAACACAAATTTAAATGCTACGAGTGACGCTGTTGGATCGACTACAATCGCTGCTTTACTTACATGGGCAGAAACTAGAAAAGGTCAAATTGAAACGGCAATAACTGCTTTTGAAACTGCTGTTGCTAATGGAACTGTTAAAGATGGTGAAACTTGGGTAGATTACGATCCTAATTACTCTTGATCTGCTTGATAATCTGAAAAAGGACCATTTACATCTACATAATGAATAAATAATTGGTGATGCCAATATTCTTTTGGCTGATTAAATACAGGTCTCCAATGTGGTATTTCACAACCCTTATATATTACACCATCGCCCGTTTTAATAATTATAGGTTTATCTCCCATACATAAAGGCCATTTGTAATTAGAATCTTTATAAAAGTATTTTAAAGTTATAGATGCACTTATTTCACATGCCTCTCTATCAAAATGTTTTTTAAGCTCAGATCCTCCAAGATAAATTCTATTGTAAGAGTATATGGGTTTTAATTTTAAATTTGTTTCTCTCTCCATAGTTGGAAGTAAATAATCAGTAATATGACTGTAAATTTCAGATGTTTTAGAGTGACTAGCTGAGGACAGTGGTACCTGAGAATCACCGACTGTAAAATTTTTTAAACTAAAAGATGTCAAAAACTCAACCATATCAAGTGAAAGGATGTTTTTGACGTATTTATATTTTTGTTTTTTTAATGAATCCATGTAATTACAGCGTGTCTATCACCATTTGTTACAGGTGTAACAGCATGAGGAAAACAAAAATTACTAGGAAAAACCACGGCACTTCCTGCTTTTTTTTTAACAATATGCTTACCCTCAAAAAAAGAAAAATCCCCACCGTCATACTCTTCATTTAAAATAAAAGAACAGCTTAAAACTCTCGGATGCAGATCAAAATGATCTACGTGTGTTTTGTACTCTCCGTTTTCTGATCCAACATAAATTAAATGTTCATAACCAGTGTCGTTTGTAGAAGCACCTGTCATAAACCACTTATGATCATCTGCGTATTTTTGTATTACAGTGCCAACTGCATTATATAAAATAGTTTCATATTTTTTATCAAGCAATTCAGCATAACATTTCCTATCATTACTATTTTTAAATGTAGTGGCTTTTCTAAAATTTAAATTTTCAGAGTTATTTATTATATCGTTGCATATATCTAAATTTAATACATTCTCATAACAATGTATGTATTCTTGTATTTCTATCATTTAAAAACTTTTTTCTTCCAAATAAGATTTTTATACCTATCAACCCACTTACTATGAAATAAATATACAAATTTAGAGTGCATTTTTTCATAATAAAAACCAGACCACGATTTCCATGAATCTCGTTTAAAAGGTATTACCTGCACCATTGGTTCGCCTTTTTTAATAAGAAATTGTTCATCTCTTTTATTAAGTATAAACGGAAAATTTATTGTATTAACGTAATCATCTGTATCAACAATTCCCGCTATTATATCAAATCTGGTTTCTACTCTGTTCATAGGTTTTATAAACAAACAACTGTATCCAGGTGGAGTTTTAATAAGCCACTTGTTAATGAATTTACCAGCGTTTTCTCCTGCTACCTTCTGCCAATTCTTAGGTAATTGAACTTGATTGTGTACACCAAAATCATCTACTTGTCTGTTAGCGGGGGTTACTGTAAAATCATTTTCAATTGGATCAACTAAATAATCTTGATCAAAAGGTATAATATACCCAGCAGTTAAAGAATCTAAAAAAGGTATGCATGTTTTTAAAGTAGGTACATGCATGTTACCATTTGCAAACCTTGGAAGTTTTTTATATTCGTCTGGTATAAACTTGGAAGCTGGCTTTGGATGAGGCCACACGTCAACAAAATTTTTATCTACCGCACAAAAAGTAATTTTTTTATTCAACATGACTTATAAAATTAAAAGACATTGATCTTCTAATATCTCCTTCTTTTTTTGTTTTAAAAGGCATAACACAATGTTGATGCCCAGCTTCAAAAATATAAAAATGACCTACTTCAGCGTTCATCCATGTAGTGCGTGAACCATCAACATCTGTAAAACCTAGCATTCCGTCTTTAAATTTATGAGGATTTTTTGAATCATCAATGTACTCAGGTATCTTTAAAAATAAAACAGTGGACCAACCAGTGTTGTCATGATGTGTATGTGGAGGATTGTACTCTCCTTCTTTCATATCATTTATCCAACAACTTAAAATTTCTAATTTCTTAGTGCCCGTATATAGATTAACTTTTTCTAATGTTTCAATATAATCATTCATACAGTCCACGATATGTTTAGCTATTTTTGTTTTTCCAATATGCTCAGTAAAACCTAGTTCAGAATCTAATCTCCCAGCTAATCTTGGACCAAAAGATTTTAAATTTTTTCTATGTTCTTCATATTTATTATTTAGATCATCAATAGCATCTAGAGGCATATCATATCTTTTTATTATTCTCCCAAATGTATATGTTCTTTCTTTCATTCTTTTTTATCACTTTCATAACACAAATTTGGTGTCAAGAAAACAAATAAAAAAATACTGTTGCAGAGATTAAAAATATGCTTACATTAGGTTCTCACCAAAATTAACAATCACAGGAGATATTATGAGCGAACAA